CGTCAGTTAGGAAGCCGCCAAACAAGCTAACCCAGTCTCCATTAGAGTCTTGGACTTCTACTGTTATAGGGTCATTAATTTCATACGGAATTACTGACGCGCTGGTTTCGATTAGGGTTAGATTGCAATATCCGGCAACAGGTTGAGAGTAAATATCTACGCGGCCAGAAGTAATAGTTAGGCCGCTAAGAGTTGCTCCTGTGACTGTGTAGCCGTTTATTTTAACCCGATACTCAGGGCTCCAGACTGTCATAGGACTAATTGACCCCCGCCACTGCCGGAGCGGTATTGAGAGTTATTGAGGGCATTGACTACTGCTCTCGTAAAGCCTTCTTCATCCATAGCTGATGGCGCATAGACATTTACTGTGACGCTGGTAGCGGTTTTATTATTAGGGACAATAGTGCCGGAAGTCTGCGGCACAAATAACTCAGGACCGCGCTCCCCAACGATATAAGCGGTATTTGGGACAACCATTCCACCCATAGCCTTACCGCCACCGAAAGGTAGTGATCCAGTTGGGACGTTATTGCTTCCGCTGGCCTTAGCTCCGGTTTCCTTTTCGCTTCCAACCTTCTTGACTGTCTTAATATCATCAACAAAGGGCAAGGCGTTATAGGCTTTAATGGCGGCGTTAATTGCGTCTATGACTGTGTTGATTACAGCTTTAATCCCATCGACTGCTAAGGATATGCCTTTGATAATGGCGGCTATTGCTTTACCCGCACCTTCAAAAGCCACTACTAAGGTCTTACCGATAAATGGAACTAAAAACTCTTTGCCAAAATCGTAAAGCGCTTGAAGCTCTTCTTTGTTTTCTTCAATGGCATCGCGGACTGGCTTGAGAGCCTTCTCGCCAAATTCTTGAACCTTTGGGATAATGTCATCAACCAAAAGATTTAAGAACTTGGTGAGCTGAGGTAATAAAGCCGTTCCTACAGATTCTTTTGCTTCATCAAATCTGACGCTGAGCTGGGCCATTTGACCAGCGAAAGTCTCAGCTTTAACTGATGCTTGGCCCTCAAAGGTATCGGCTAACTTTTGAGTAATCTCATCAAAAGTCATCGACTTGGCTTCGGCCGCAGTTAAGCCAACACCTAAACGAGTTAATGCTCCTACGTTGCCCTCATAGGCTTTTGCTAGTGCGTTAGATACTGCTTCGACATCTCGGCCAGTGCCAGCTGATATGTCTAAAGCTACGTTGAGTAAATCGTTGGACTTTTGTAAGTCCCCAGTAGCGGTTGCAAGTCTTTGGTATGCGGGACGCAATTGATCATCCGCAATTCCGTTAGCTACAGATAACTGGGTAATTTGCTTCTCTACTGAAGCGACTTGTTCATCGGTCGCGCCAGTGACATTCTCTAAAGCCGCCTGTAAGCGCTTTTGAGCAGCCTCATCTTCGATTGCGGCTTTAACACCATCTATGAGTAATTTGCCCGCGTAGGCGGCTGCTGCGGCGGCTGCTGCGGCAAAGGCGGCGGCTGCTACCTTGCCAAACTTCTCTAACTTACCGCCAAAGCCGTCAATTTCCTTATCCCCAGCAGCTAAACCTTTTTTAAGACCGTCAATGTCTGCAAGTATTGAAAGTTTAAGGGTGCGATTTCCAGCCATTATTTATCCCACTCCTTAACTACTAAGGAAAAAGCATCTTCCCATCTTTTAATAATTTCAGGTTGAATTTTTCGCATAGTAGGCCAAATAAAATAACCAGCGTTACCTCGCAACCCGAATCTAGGTGTTCTAGGTAAAAAATGTTTTACTTTTCTCGCTCCAAATTCAACACCAGCCAAAATTCCATTGGTGGGCTGAGATCCTTCTCTTAACTGTGTTGTTGCGCCGCCGCTAAAACGTTGAGAAGCAAAACCCATACCAAACTCACCGATTACTGAAGATTTAGAAATTCGAATACCTTCAGCGATTCGCTTGGCTTGCTTTGGTCTCGGGTGCTGACCAGCTGCTACTTTAATTTCGGAAACGGCATAATCCGTTAGCGAGCTAGTAACTGCTCGAGCTTGATCCTTAGCCTCATCACCCATTTTACGAATTACAGAGCTTATTTTTCTTAACTCGCCCTTATCGTATTGAATAACGCGCTGATTAGCTTCAAAACTTTCCACCTTTGCGCTCCTTCAATATTTCAATCGCGGTTAAAATTTGTTCTATATCAGTCCATTCGCTCATCGGGATTCCGGTTGCTATTGCGATCTCTATTAAGAGTCGATTTACGCTTCCGGACTCGTAGCTTTTGGGCTTTCATCCCCTATCGCTATCTCATCTACCGACAGCTCCCAGACTTCCTGAGATTTGGTTGGTTTCCCAGCTGCATCTCGCTTATATGCAAAATAAGCTAGGTCGAGGAAGTCCGCTTGTTGGTAAGCCGTAATATCCTTCATTGAGAATATTGATTTACCAGTCTTGCGTTCCCACTTCGCCCACTCTGGGAGTCCAGCGTTATAGGTGACTTCCTCGCCATTCGTATATTTAATTTTGATTGATAACTTCATAGCTCCCGATCTCCCTCTTAACTAAATGTCTCTGTGACTGCTCCGTTTGCCACCTTAAAGGTGAAAGATACAGTTTGTGCATCGATTCCGGAACCGCCCGCAGTTGGGAATTCTGGAAGAATGTCGAAAACAAATTGAGCGCCTGTAACGCTTGTCAAAGTTACTGTGATGCCTGTATCTGGTGCTGACTCAGCAGCGGCCCATAGAGCCTCGCATACAGATGAGGTTTTGCCCCAGTCTGCAAGCATATCGAGCTGGAATGTGCCTTCTAAATTAACTGTCTTGTAAGCCTCGCCATCGAGAGTTTGATAAGTCTCGCGGACGTTGGTCTTGGTCAATACAGCGTTAGTCGCTTGTGCTTCGATATCTGTTCCACCTGAGAAAGATAGCGAAATGTCGCGACCGGTAATTACTGTGGTTGCCACTGTTTCTCCTTAGTTGGTTTGTGTGTAATAGGTGGAGACGCGAATATCTGCGACTAATAAATTAACCGCTCCGACTTGCGTAACCGATGGCCGCTCTACTGGGCCGACTGTGTAGCCGTCCGGTATTACCGCCAAAACTGACATTATAAGCTGCTCTAGGTTATCTAGTGCTGCTGGGTTTGAAAGATAAGCGACTCCACAGGTGATTGTGAGATTAATTTTCGCGTGGATAATTGAGTCATTAATTGTGTTTAATTCAAGATAAGGCGCATCTGGAACCAGAACAACCATAGGCACTTGAGGCGCTTCTGGGACGTAAGAATAAACGTTAGCGCTGACACCAGCTAGGGCACTTGCTAAAGGTGTGCGTATTGAGCTTAAGATTGTTGAGGCGGGCATTATCCCACCATTGTCTCAACGTCCAAGTAAGGACCTAGAAGGCCAGTTACTTTGGCAAGAAGATTCTTTGAAAGTCTGTAAGGTGTGACTGCGAAATCAACGCCTTCTATTGATCCGCCGGCGGCTGTGCGGGATTGGAAGATTTCGACTGAGATAGCCAAAACTGCAGCTTCAACATTGGGATTTCCGACATATGTCGAGAGTCCAGAGAGCGCAGCGTTTCCGGCTGGGATAACGTTTTTAACCAAAATGTCTGCATTGGTGATAGCGGCGGTAAAGACATAATCAGAGATTTCATCATCGGTTACTGTGTGCGTTCCGTTAAATGGTGATCCGCAGCCAGTAATTACAACGGATTGTCCTTCAGTAAATTCGTGAATCGTTGCGGTATGAAAATATGCAACGTTATCTGTAAGTTCTACTTTGTCGATTTTACTTTGAAAAGTGACCAGCATTGGTAAAACAATATTTTCAGAAGCGTCAGCTATGTCGTCTAAATATGCGTCTGAATATAAAGATGACGAGACGCCAAGAATGGTGCGCAGCTCTGTGGCTGTTACGATTGTTGGCATCTCGTTATCCTTTCAAGCTAATTGGGTGAGCGGCCAGCTCGGGAGCGGACTGGCCGTCACTATTTGAGTTTTACTATGCAACCATCCACTTGTAAGCGCCAGCTCCCACTTTGGTAGCAATTGCGCCGTATCCGTAATATGCAACCTCAATTTGGCCGTTCAAAGCCACATTGGTCTGCAAGCGGAAACGTGAGGACTCATACCAAGTATAGGAATCTGGGTTAATAAGGATGATTGATCCATCACCAGTTGTAGCAGAAGTGACCAAGTTGCGAGAGACGCGTAGATTCAAACCTAGAACGTTGCCGCGCACTGATTGACCATTTAGGTTACCTAGCTGATTGCTGTTTCCAATTAAATTCTGATAAATCGGACGGCCAGCATCATTGAGGCCCATAATTGCGCCCCATTGATCAGGGGTTACTAAGATTTCAGTTGCAGTTCCAAGAGTATCCTTGTAAATATCGACTGAACCATCAGCGATGAAATCAAGGAATCCAGAAGCATCAAGAGTGCGGTTTCCGCCATCTGTTGCTCCAGAAACTAGAGCGGCTGCTACTGCTGCGTCTGTTGCCTTTGCGTAAGCAAACTCCATTTGACGGACTAGCTCATCAAAAAATGCTGGAGATGAACGATCCAAGAGTTCGACGCTAAATGTCTGACCGCCAGCATATTTCTTGACTGTGACAGAAAGGAATTCATTTGTCATTCCTGTCTCATCAATTGCTGCTGCTTCTGCCTCTTCTGCCACTGTTGGCACTGCTGTTAGCTTTGGAATTTCAAAGCTCATACCAGCATCAGGCAATACGCCGCGAGAAATTGAATCAACCGCTGCGCGGTCTGCATTTGATAGCGGGTTGATAAGTTCAGTGAGCTGACGTGTTGGAATCAAGCCAGAGTTGTTAGATGTGGTGTCATCAGCAGCGGTAACGTATTGACGAGCTGAATCATCACCGAGTTTAGCGCGAACGCTGTTCTCGAGATACTTCGCCTTTGTAAACTCTAGGCGAGGTGCGGTGTAGAACGCTGGAC